TTTGTGCTTGTTGTGGTTGCAGGAATGAAGTACGCAAGCTATGTAGAAGCCCGCAATTATAATGTACTAACATCAGCTGAACTCTTAGCCGAGCGTGAAGTTCCGAAACTCTTAAAAGCATTATCACAATGAAAAAGACAGCCTCACAAATAGAAGCCGACCTATATAAGTACTTTAAGGATAAGATAAACCCACTTATCAATGGGCAAACTTACCGCAATGGGGTACGACCCTTGAACTCACAGAAAGAGGATTGTGTAATATCATTCCTTACTGGGTTAGATGGGCAATACCAAACGGGGGTAATTAACATCAATATATTTGTCCCCTTGGTAAAAAACAACGACAATCAGTATAGGAAAAACTTTGTACGTTGTGAAGCTATAGAGCAGGCTTTAATGCCAATTATCGAGGAAGCTAAGACAGCCTTGCGCAATTACAAGTTACAACTTCATCAGATGATACAGACCTTTGAAGATATGGATATTAAGCAGTTTTTCATCAACGCGAAAATTAAATTTAGGTATAACACATTTAATAATTAAAAATTATGGCATATACAGATAATAACTCCACAGCTTGGGGTGAAATAGAATTTAAATTCGCTACTGCTGGTGCAGGTGGAGCGATGGGATCACCCCTTAAAACATTGGGTGTTGTAAAAGACGATAGCGGTTATTCCATCGAAAAAGAAGATGGAAAAGAATACAAGTGGACTGCTATTGGGGGAAAGGTTATTGACCAGATGAAAGGAGAACCTACCTATAAGATTAAACTTGTAGTTAAGAACCTTAATAAGGCTCTACTTTCTGAAATTTGGGATGTAACAGAGACTGGAGATAAACTTGCGGTTAACTCTTTTTCTTCTACTAAGAAATTCTCAGTAGCTATTGTGCCTAAAAACTCAGGAGCCGAGAAGCTGGAAATTCCTTACTGCTCAATTAGTGGAGGGTTTATATACAGCACTGATTCAGGGTATGAAGTTGAACTTGAAATCACTATCCTTAGTGCAGGTGCTGGTAAACCTTATTTCACTATCGAAAAAGTAGCGTAATTATGGAAGAGAAAGTAGCACAAACACTACTTGAAGAACCAACCACAATAATCATTGGGGGCGAAGCGTATAAAGTCGCTCCGCCCTCTATTATTACACTGGTAAGGGCTTCAAAGTACATCAGCAAGATACCCGCCGATACCATTGACGAGGAGCATATATTCGGCTCTATTGTTCATAAGGCGGAAGATTACGAGAATATAGCATGGGCTGTAGCTGTTATCCTCTTAGGTAACCGCTTCACAGAGATTGTACACCCTCGTTTTTGGCAGTTTTGGAAACGAAAGAAGAATATTACCCAAGGTGAGGTATTAGCTAATAAGCTAACTAAAGCCCCAGTATCTGAAATATCAGAAGCCTTTTTTAAGGTAATAGGACAAATGGATATACGCTCTTTTTTCGTCATTTCCACTTCCCTCAAAGGAATGATGATCACAAAACCAACGAAGGAAGTGGAGAACGAAACGATAGTATCTGGGGGCTCGTAGGCTCGTTTGCCAAACAGTACAGATTGACCTTTGAGTATGTGCTAAATATGAGTTACGCCAATGTAATGCTATATAGCTCAGTGATACCCTCGTATGATAATGACAAGAAAGACAAAAAGGAATCACCAAAAAATGAAACACGAACGGACTTCGCGGGCTTTCTCTCGAAATTAAAAGCAATCCAGTAATAAACAAACCACTATGCAAGAAAATGAAGGTAGACTACTCTTTGAGGTAAGAGCAGACCAAACAGATATAAAGAAAGATATTGAGGCTATCAAAAAGCAATTTGAGAGCCTAACAGAGAAGACAAAAGAAGAGGGCAAAAAACAAGCCGAAGTATGGCAGAACCTTGTCAAGGGGGCTACTGCCTATTTTACTTTGCAGGGAGCGTCAGCCTTCATTAAGCAGGTGGTAGCTGTCCGCTCGCAATTTCAACAGCTTGAAATATCCTTTGGCACTATGCTAAAGAGCAAGGAGAAAGCCAATGATCTAATGGCGCAAATGGCTGATTTAGCAGCTAAAACCCCTTTCGGATTAGAAGAAGTATCTGAAGGGGCTAAGCGTTTGCTTGCCTTTCAAGTCCCTGCCGAGGAAGTAACCGAGACCCTACGCCGTATGGGTGATGTTGCTGCGGGATTAGGTGTCCCTATGGGGCAACTTATTCATGTGTACGGACAAGTCAAAGCACAAGGAAAGCTAATGACCAACGACCTATACCAGTTCATGAATGCAGGTATTCCTATCATTGCTGAATTGAGTAAGGTTGTGGGTAAGAGCGAAACCGAAATCAAAGATATGGTATCAGCAGGCAAAATAGGCTTTCCTGAGGTACAAGCTGTTATAAAGAATATGACCAATGAAGGCGGGCTATTCTTTAACCTAATGGCAGAGCAGAGTAAGTCATTAGGAGGGCAAATATCCAACCTTGGGGATAGCTTCGACCAAATGCTTAATGATATAGGAAAAGCAAGCGAGGGCTATATATCAGGGGCTATTCAAGGGGTTACTTTCTTGGTTGAGAATTACAAGACATTAGGAAAGGTGATAGCGGGGCTTATTGTTACCTATGGAGCGTATAGAACTGCTGTACTGGTGAATATTGCACTTACCAAAGGTTGGGCAGTAGCGGCCAAGGAAGATGCCATTGCAAAAGGTATTCAGACTGCTGCTACTAAAGCTCAAACTATAGCTACTGCTGCCTTAAACACTGTAATGAAAGCCAATCCTTATGTATTGGTAGCTACTGCGGTAGTTGGATTAGGTGCTGCTATATGGGCTTTGAAAGACAAAACTACTGCGGCAGATAAGGCGCAACAGGATTATAACAACCAAAAACAACAATCCATAGACTGGGAGCAGCAGCATAAGCAAAAGATTGATGAGCTTATAGATAGCGCTACCAATCAGGCGTTAGCCGATACAGACAGACAAAAGGCACTTATTCTTCTACAAAAAGAGTATCCGAATATCTTTGCTAAATATGATATTGAGAAACTAAAACTTGCCGATATACTCAAGTTAAAGCAGGAGATAGCGAAACACGATTCAGAAGAGAAGAAATTCCAACGTACAAATGACTTTTTGAAATATCAGGATTTTGAAAAGATTTTGAACAACGCAAAAGCAGGTAAAAGTGGGTATAATGTAAATGAACTGAAGAAAAATAGTGCTTTTGATAAGGAAATGACTCGTGTGTTTGGCAACTCTTGGGTTCATAAAATGGGCGAAGTTAGTGAGTATATCAAAGAAAGACAAAAAATCGCCAAGAATGATGTAAAAGGAGATGTTTTAGCTTCTTGGAGCTCTAATATAAAGAACTTATCAGAGAGCGAGATTAAGAAGGAGTTAGAACACCGACAAAAACTCATTGCTGACTTGCAAAAGCAAAAGAAAGCAGGTAATAAATGGGCTTCTCATGGGGTGAATTTTGGAGGTGATTGGTTTGCTTTCAATGAAGAGGAACTACAAGCACAATCAAAGGCATTACAGACACAATTGGATAAACTCCACGAGCAGACCTATGAGTACAAAGACCTTACTAAGAAATATACACAAGCCGTTAAGGATGCAGAGAAGGCTTTGGATACCATAAAGAATGGAGGAAAGGGGAAACACACAGAAGAAGAATTTGCGAAAATCATTAAAGAAGCTGAAGATAATCTAAAAAACGCAAAGAAGACATTAGAGGATCACAAAACAAGTTTAAGCAAATCCAAAGGAGCCAAAGCAACCAAAACCAAATCCGAGCTTCCTACTTTTGACTATGAAAAGGATAAAAGGGACAAGGAACGTTTGGAAAAGGATAGAATGTTTGAGGAGGACGAAGCTAAAATCAGAGCAATGAAGGACGGCGGAGAAAAACGTAACGCCCTACTTGTCTTTGAGTATGAGAAACGAGCCGAGACAATCAAGCGAAAAGGAGAAGATGAGTTACAGGCTTTTATTGAAACAGAGAAGCAGAAAGCAGAAGCAGCGGGGAAGTGGAAGAAAGGGGAAGACTTCAATACTGATACCGAGGCAATCCACAAGGAAGAAGCAAGAATAGCTAAAAATCAGGAAATCCTCAATCAGGATAATTTAGACGAATATACCCGCCAGCAAGAGGCTATGTATAAAGAGCTATTGGAGAAGTACCAAACCTATACAGACCAACGCAAAGCTATTGAGGAGAAGTACAACGCTGATATTGCCGCTATGCAAGCCAAGTTAGGGGCAGATGCTCCACAAGTGAAGAAAGCGCAAGACGAAAAAGCTCGCGAGCTTAAGAAGTTAGATATACTCTACAAAAAAGAGGGTACAGCCATTGCTAAACTCTTTGAGAATATGCGCAAAAAGACTGTCAAGGAGATACGAGAGACTATAGCCGATGCTGAAAAGGAGATTGACCAGCTGGCAAGTATACTTGACATGAGCGATAAGGACAATGTGGACTATGTCCAAAACCTCCGCCAGCAGTTAGAGCAAGCAAAAGAGACAGCAGACCGTAGCGATACAGTCTTTGGAAGGCTTGGTAAAAATATTCAAGCTATATTCAAGTTTAAACCAAATACGATAGAATGGAAGGAAGCGCTCCAAGGTGTCCTTTCTGATGCTCAGTCTATCACTGGAGAATTTGGTCAATTGGGGCAAGAGTTTGAAAAACTGGGGCAGAGTACGGGGAATGATAGCTTGAGAAACTTTGGAGAAAGTATAAAAGAAATGAGTAGTATTGTAAGTAAAGCTCTTTCTTTTGCACAAGTAGGAAATTCCGTAGGAAGTGGATGGGGAGCAGCAATTGGGGCTGTAGTTGGTACTGTTTATGGAATTTATGAAAAAGTTGAAAGTGATAAAGAAAGAGCAAGACAAAGAGAAAAACAATGGAAAGAGGAGCAATATCAATTAGAGAAAAAAATAAATGATCTTATTGATGAAAGAATCTTAAAAGGGGAAAAATACTCTAATGCTTTAACAACTGATAAAATAGGTAAACAGATAGATGTTATTAAAAATTACAATGACAAAGTGAACAAAATTCGTCAGGACTTGATTAATGCACAAAATAAACAAGTTTTCGACCACTTTCGAACAAGGTGGGTTTGGCAAAAATCAAATTGGGGAATACCTTATTGGGGGGCGGAGAAAGTTGCTGAAACAAAATCATTTAAGGATAAGTTTGGTTCTTTTGTTGATAGTAAAGGGGAAATTGACTATCGTTTTTTAGATAAATTTGATTTAAAAGGGTTTCAAGATTTTGCAGAACACACCCATAATACAGACCAAGAAATAGTTAATATAATTAGGAGTGTACAGGAGGCTAAAGAAAAACTGAAAGAATATAAAAATGTCATCAAGGAATATACTCAACAGACTTTTGGAGAATTAGGAACAGGCTTTGTGGATAGTATTGTTTCTGCGGTAGAGAAAGGAGGAAATGCATTTGAAAACTTTGGACAAACAGTGGCTCGTGTAATGAAAAATGTAATAAAACAGACTTTAGTAACAGAGCAAATCAAAAATCATTTTGATCGTTTTCAAAATGATATGGATAATTTATATGCCTCTTCTATAGGTCTTAACAATGAACAAGTATATGAAAAGGTCAAAAATAAAACTATTGATTTTGTAAATAATATTCTAAAACCTGAAATCCAAAAAGGAGAACAAAAAGCAAAAGCAATGTTTGATGCTTTGGAACAATCAGGAATAAAAATGTATGATGAACAAGGTCGTAGAGCTACAGAAAAAGGTTTTGCACGAATGAGCCAAGATAGCGCCGATGAACTTAATGGGCAATTTAGGTTACAAACTCAGTTAAGCGCTGAGATAAGGAATGCAGCTTTACAAACGGCGAACTTCATTAGGGAAATGCACCAATCAATGCAAAGTAATGCCGCTCAACAACTGAGACACCTTGCAGGAATAGAAGCTAATACTTATAAGTTAAACAAAATGGAAACAGACCTTGCAGGAGTGAAACGAGGTATTGACGAACTCACTACCAAAGGTATTAAATTGAAGCCATAAATATTAACAAACAATTAACTTTTTTGCTTATTGACATTTCAAAAAACATTCGTACTTTTGCGGTGTCTAATCAGTAGCAAGAGCTGTATATAAATCTTGCAAAAAATATAACTCTTCATTGAGTCATATAATATAGCCCAAAAAAGGTGTAGTATAGCAGTAATGCTATACAATCAAAAAGCGATTGCTACTGATTAGACAACACCCACTTTTTGGGCTTTTTCTATTGAAACATTTTAATACTAAATAAATGTCTAATCAGATTAAAAATGTTTCTACAATGAATAATAGTAATTGTAAAAACACGCCTTGCAGTGCGACATCTGCTCAATCTTCATTGTTAGAACTCCTTCCAAAAGTTGCCCATATAGGTATGGAGTTAGAGAACAAAATCTTCAATCTTTCAAACACAAAATGTCTTTTGTTAGATAATCTTAGTTGTATAATTGAAGAACTCCCAGAGGGAGGGCTAAAAAATAGGTTATACAATACTCTTTGGCAAATACAAACTATTGATAGTTGTATCGCTGATTGTATAACATGTGAAGATTTCTACAATTTGGATAATTTTATTTACCACTCAAAGGAATTATTAACACCTAAAGAAGCATGAATTATGAACGAGTTAATAAAAATCACAGAGTATAACGGCAACCAAGCTGTATCTGCAAGAGACTTACATAAGTTCTTAGAAATAACTGAGAGGTTTAGTAACTGGTTTGAAAGAATGTTGCAGTATGGGTTTGTTGAAAATATTGATTATCAAGGGTGTGAATTTTTTAACACCCTTGCAAATCAAACACTTACTGACTACGCCCTCACCCTTGATTGTGCGAAAGAAATATCAATGATACAGCGGTCTAAAAAGGGCAAAGAAGCACGTGAGTATTTCATAGAGTGTGAAAAGCAGCTAAGAAGTGGCAAATTTGCACTACCTACCACTTACAAAGAGGCGTTACAATCATTACTGATTGAGGTTGAAGCAAAAGAGAGGTTACAAGCGCAAAATGAGCTACAAGCGAAAGAACTTGAGAAACAAGCCCCAAAAGTAGCCTATTACGATGAAGTGCTAACCTCGCAAAGCACCTACAACGCCAACCAAATCGCAAAAGAACTTGGTATGAGTGCCGTAACGCTCAATAAGAAATTACACGAGCTGAAAGTACAATATAAGCAAGGCGGGCAATGGTTACTATATCACCCTCATCAAAATAAGGGTTACACAAAGACTGTTACCTATACTTATACAGATAGTAAAGGTGAGACCTGCACAAACTCATCAACGGTTTGGACTGAAAAAGGTAGGGCGTTTATACACTCTATAATTGTATAATGAAAAAGCCCCTTAATTGGGGCTTTTCTCGTACTTTATTGGTTATTTTCTCTTTCCTTTTGTAGCCTTATTTCGTATAGATTTTCTGAAATGTCAGCTATAACATTAAGGAGAGAATATAATACAAAAGACGTTATTAAAGGAGATATATAAAATAACCCTTCTGTATATTGTTTGTTCATAAAAGAGACAACAACTCCTACAATAGTTCCTATAATACCTAATATCAATAATATATTAGCTATTCGTCTTAGATTATCAATGTTCCTTAAATATTTTTCCATATGTCTTAATTTTTCCATTGGTTAAACAAATCAATAGCGCTTTTTATACTGCTATATTTATTAATAATACTATCTTGATTATTTAATTTATCAATAAGATTATTGATTTCTGATTGCTGACTATCAAGCCAACGGGGAGTAGCAAAACGATTGTTTTTAAGAAAATCATCTACTTCTTTATAAACATCTTCATTGCCTTTAGATACTTCTAATGCTTTCAATGTGTTTGTCCAAAAATCAAACTCTTTGTTTTTATTCAACTGATTGTTTAGACTTGTTTTTGCTAATGTAAAATAAATTAGAGCTTCTTTTTTGTTTTGCTCATTAGCTTTTTGCTTTTGTTCTTGTTGAATTTGTTGCTCTTTATCAGGGTCATTAGTTTTTTGAGGGGTTCCCTTATCCTCACTCTTAGAGCACCCCAAAGCGATTAGCCCCACAAGGATCAATAGAATTTTTCTCATATGTTATGTAATTAAGTTAGTAAATTTCAACTGTATGTAATAGGCGTTCCTTATGGGTGTAAATATCGTCCAAGCTGTCAAGGAGCACCTTTTTAATAGAGTTCAAAATTAAGAAATTGCAAAGGAATACGAAAAGAATTTAACATATTTAGTTTATGCTATATGAATCAACAAGTTAAGTAATTAACAAATACATGTTGATAACTTAATGAGAAAATTATATACAATTTCAAATAAAAATTATATATTTGCACTCATCAAAAACCTAACGAAAATGAAAGTTAATCACTCACAGCTTACCCTTGCCAGAGAGTATAGGGGGCTCACACAAACGGAATTGTCAAAAGCAGTGCAAGGGCTTTCACAATCTAACTTATCCAAGTTTGAAAAAGGACTTGGAGGACTTTCTTATGAACTTTTAGGAAAAATATTTGAGACCCTCAATTTTCCTAAAGAGTTCTTTGCCAAAAAGATAAATATTGACTTAGAGATAGCGAATTATCGCAAAAAATCATCTATATCAAAGACACTCCTACAGGACTTTGAGACTTCGTGCAAGTTTATAGGCTGTCTAATAGATGAAATGGCGGACTCTGTGGAATATCCCGATTTTTCTTTGGTAACATTAGACTTAGAAGAGGGATATACCCCTGAAAAAGCAGCTATATTTACAAGGAAAAACTTTAGAATAGCACCCGATGAACCTATACACGATATTTTCAAAGTGATAGAGAACAAAGGAATTATTATATACGAACTCAATACCGATGAAAAATTTGATGGAATCTCATTTTTTACTCCTA